AGTGGTGGAACTGGGCAAGATTATACCAACAATAGAACCGATCCAGATATATTGATCGGATATGGTGTTCTTGCTGATGCAGAAAAAATTGACGTAAACCTTCTTCTCGGTGGTGATCTTGAAACATCTCAAGATGTGGGTAATCTCAAGACAATTGCTGAGACCAGAAAAGATTGCATTGCATTTGTTTCTTGCCCAGTTGGCAAAGGCGCAAGTGGTGTAAATTCTTCGGATTCTGCTAAGGCGGATGCCTGCATAGCATTCAAGAATACCGTTGGTTCAAGTTCTTATGTGGTCATTGACTCTGGATATAGAAAACAATTTGACCCATTCAATCAGGTCAATCGTTGGGTTCCTCTCAATGGCGACACAGCCGGACTTTGTGCAAGAACTGAGTTCACGAACGACGCATGGTGGTCCCCTGCTGGATACAACAGAGGTCTTCTAAGAAATTCTGGTGCATTGGCATTCTCGCCAAACAAGACTTTCAGAGATAGAATCTATCCAAAGGGAATCAATCCAATCATTACAGAAAGAGAAACAGGAACACTTCTTCTTGGCGACAAGACTGCTCTCTCGAAACCAAGTGCATTTGATAGAATCAATGTAAGAAGACTCTTCATCGTTCTTGAGAAGGCAATTTCTACTGCATCTAAGTATTCACTCTTTGAGTTCAATGATGCGTTCACAAGAGCAAGATTCATCTCTTTGATTTCACCCTATCTTGAAGATGTGAAGTCGAGAAGAGGTTTGATAGATTATAAGGTAGTATGCGACGAAACAAACAATACACCTGAAAGAATTGACAGAAATGAACTTTGGGCAGATATCTATATCAAACCAAATCGTTCCATTAACTATGTTCAGTTGAATTTCATCGCTACAAGAACTGGCGCCAACTTCAACGAAATTGGTGCGTAAGAGTAAGTAAGAAAAGATTATTCAAGGAGATAAAAATATGGCATTTCAAGTCAGTCCGGGTGTAAATGTTTCAGAAATTGATCTTACTACCATAGTTCCAGCTGTAGCCACCACTTTGGGAGGAATCGCTGGTAACTTCGAATGGGGTCCAGCAAAGAAAGTCGTTTTGGTGGACACTCCAAGAGCTTTTCGCGAAACATTTGGCGACCCAAAAAATTGGAACTACGAACAGTGGTTCTCGGCACAAAACTTTTTAGGATATTCAAGAGGATTGCAGGTAGTTCGTGTTGTTGGTAGCACTTTGTATGGAGGAGTATCCGCTAAAAACGCAGATAGTGGTGTGACCAACGCTGCAAATCCAGATGGTCAGTTGGTATATAACGAAGATTATTTGGATTCTGATAATGTCGGAATCATTGCTAGATATCCTGGTCAAAAGGGAGATTCTTTGAGGGTCGCTATTTTCCCCGGTCCAGGTGGAACTTCTTCTCCAGATAGATTCCAAGATTGGGTAGATGGAAGAAATGATGGAACAACTGCTTATTATGCAAACTTCTTTGGATACGAGGATGAAGGCGCTCCAGAAAGCACTTCAAATATACAAAAACTTGAAAGTCCAACAGCAAACAACAATCAGGGTGCAACAACCAATGACCAAATTCACGTTTTGGTTGTTGATGAAGATGGTTTGTTCACTGGTTCCAAGTTTACCGTATTGGAAAGATTCCCAAATCTTTCAGTGTTCCCAGAAGCAAAATCAGAAGATGGTTCATCGACATTCTACAAGAGTGTAATCAACAACCAATCTCAGTATATCTACATCGGGGGTGATGATCTTCCTGGAGATGCTATGGGAGACTTCAATACTCATACAGGTCTTTCACCATCTATCAAGAGTGGAACAACTTATGTGGTAAATTGGGGTGTCACAAATGATGCAGACGGAACATATTTCAGAGCTGGAGGAGGAACTGCACAGTCACTCGCTGGTGGTGCAGGTCAAACATCAACTTCACTAGTTACCAGTGTTCCATCAACAGATCCAGATGGTTACAACCTTTTCGAAGACACCGAACAGTATGACGTAAACTTGGTTATCGCAGGAAGTCTCACTGGCAACAGTGCAGCTAGAATTCGCGATCTTGTCACCACAAGAAAGGATGCAGTTGCATTCTTCTCCGCAGAAAACAAGAATGAGTTTGATAGTGAAACCGATAAGGTTGCTAAATGCACTGAACTGAAGACAACTATTGGATCAAACTCATACTGCGTAATCGACTCTGGTTACAAGTATCAATACGATCCATACAACGATCTTTATCGTTGGGTTCCTTTGAATGCTGATACCGCTGGTCTTTGTGCAAGAACAGAAACCACAAGAGATGCATGGTGGTCTCCTGCTGGACTCAATAGAGGACAAGTTCGCGATGTTGTTAAGTTGGCATTCAACCCATCCAAGACATATAGAGATCAAATCTATCCCGATGGTGTAAATCCAATCATAACAATTCCCGGTGAAGGAACAGTTCTCTTTGGCGACAAGACTGCTCTCTCGAAACCAAGTGCATTTGATAGAATCAATGTTCGTAGATTGTTCATCGTTCTTGAGAAGGCAATTTCTACTGCATCTAAATATTCACTCTTTGAATTCAACGATGCATTCACAAGAGCAAGATTCGTTTCCTTGGTTGCTCCATATCTCGAAGATGTCAAGTCAAGAAGAGGTGTATTTGACTTCAAGGTTGTGTGTGATGAAACAAACAATACACCCGAAAGAATCGACAGAAACGAATTCTGGGCAGATATCTATATCAAACCAACTCGTTCAATCAACTTCATTCAATTGAACTTCATTGCTACGAGAACTGGTGCGAATTTCAATGAATTTGGTGCATAAATAAAGAATAGAAGTTAACTAAAAAAGGAGACACATTAAATGTCATTACCAAGTGTAGAACAATTTAAAAACCAATTGGCTTTGGGTGGTGCAAGAGCTAACTACTTTTTGGTGAGTGGTCCAATTGTTGGTGGTGCTGATTTCACATATCTCTGTAGATCAGCTTCTCTTCCCGCTGCAACTGTAAATACCGTGGAAGTATCTACTCCCGGCGGTAGAAAGTTGAAACTCGCAGGAGAGAGAACCTTCGAGGATTGGAGTATCACAGTTTACAACGACACACAAATGATAATGAGAAGAAGATTTGAATCATGGCAGGCACAGTGTGCTCAGTATGGCAACCCATTGGGTGCTGATGCTCTCGATGCTTATGGTCAAAGTAACTGGGTAGTCACACAACTTTCAAGAAGTGGCGCTCCCGTTAGAAGTTATCAATTCTTCAATATGTGGCCATCATCACTTGCTGCTATTGATTTGAACTTTGATGATGCTGGTTCAATTGAAGAGTTTGAAGTAACATTAGCATACTCTCATTATGAACCAACTGGTGGTTCACTCAACCAAATTGATACTGCTGTTCAACTCGCAATTTCAACTGCACTTTCCACTGGCAACATTTCGTTTGCTCTTACTGGATTGGCAAACTTGAATGCTGGTACAGCTTATCTTGGTGGAGCTGCTCCAACAACCTGATATTTGAAATTTATATACTATAAAGGGTAATCAATGGCTTTTGAATTATTTGGACTGAAGTTTGGAAAAACTAAAGAGGAGAAGGAAGACAATAAACTGTCTTCCTTCGTTCCTCCCGATACTGATGATGGTGCTGTAATAGTTGAATCTGGTGGGTTTTATGGTCAATATGTTGATTTGGATGGATCCACAAGAAGTGATTATGAACTGATTCAAAAGTATCGTGACATGTCACTTCACCCCGAGTGTGAGACAGCAGTAGAGGAAATTGTGAATGAGTGCATTGATACCAACGATCAAAAGGATGCTGTCCGAATAAATTTGGACGGAACTCATTTGGAACCAGAAATAAAGAAGATGGTTTCAAAGGAATTCCAGAATGTCTTGGAGATGATGCAGTTCAATACAAAAGGATATGAACTTTTTCGTAGATGGTACATTGACAGTAGATTGTATTTTCACATCTTGGTGAATCCAGAAAACACCAAGAAAGGAATTGTCGAACTTCGATATATCGACCCACTGAATCTTCAGAAGATTCGTGAGTTTAAGAAGGAGACAAGACCCGATGGGAGTAAGTTGATTTCTGGCGTTGAAGATTTTTATGTGTTTCACAAGTATGTTTTTCCAGGTTCGCAAAAGAACTTTGCGACAGCTCCAGATGTTGAAGGTTTGAGAATTTCTCCCGATGCGATTGCTGCGGTGAACTCTGGACTTTATGATACGAGAAACAAGAGAATTGTTGGATATCTGCACAAAGCAATCAAATCGTTGAATCAACTCAGAATGATGGAAGACGCCGTGGTGATTTATAGAATTTCCCGTGCGCCTGAAAGAAGAATATTTTATGTGGATGTTGGTAACTTACCGAAACAGAAAGCTGAACAATATCTTCGTGATTTGATGAATAAACACAGAAACAAACTAGTTTATGATGCAAACACTGGTGAGATTCGTGACGACAAAAGATTTATGACGATGCTTGAGGATT